ATTATGAAAAACCGTTTAATTAACGGTGATTTTAAAATTTCCCAATATAATGGTACTTCTAGCGTTACCCCAACTTCAAGTGGTTATCAAATTGATAGATGGAATTTTCAATTATCCCAATCATCTAAGTATTCACTTCAACAAAATGCTGGTTCGGTAACACCACCAGTAGGTTTTGCAAATTATTTAGGCATTACATCTTTATCAGCTTATACAGTCGGCGCAAGCGAACAATTTGGTGTTTTTCAAGCGATTGAAGGATTTAATACAGCCGATTTAGGATGGGGTACAGCAAATGCTAAAACTGTTACTTTGTCATTCCAAGTTTATAGTTCATTAACAGGTACTTTTGGTGGCTCTATTCGTAATAGTGGCACTAGCAGGTCTTATCCATTTAGTTATTCGATTTCCGTAGCAAATACATGGACATCAATTAGCATTACTATTGCTGGCGACACTTCAGGTACATGGGTAGGCGCAACAAATGGAATTGGATTGTATTTAACTTTTGGCTTTGGAGTTGGTTCAACATTAAGTGGTACTGCTGGTTCTTGGTCAGGTAATAATTACATTTCAGCCACAGGCGCAACATCCGTAGTAGGCACAAACGGAGCAACCTTCTACATTACTGGTGTTCAACTAGAAGTAGGAAGTAGTGCTACTGGATTTGAGTATCGTCAGTATGGTCAAGAGTTAGCTTTGTGTCAGCGTTATTATCAATACATTCAAACAAGCGCATCAAACGATAGATTAATGGTTGGCAATTCTTATAATTCGACAATAACAACTTTTATATATTCCTATAAAGTTACTATGAGAAGTGCGCCAACTGTTGCGGTGCCAAATTTAGGCGCAGTTTTGAATGAAAATGTGGCGTGGTATATACCTACTAGCTATACAGTTTCTGCTACCAATGTAAATAATGCGATTATTGCGGCTAACTTATCTTCTTCCGGGTTTGGCACAAATAATTTTGCTTGGTGGGGTCAAACTGGAAGTAGCGTATTAACAGTAACGGTATCTGCGGAGCTATAAAATGTATAAACAAATTAAAGACAAACTTACAGGTGATTTGTTGCCTATTATTCAAAGAGTAAGCGACGGTGCAGGCATCCCATTCGACCCAGACAACACAGACTACCAAGCCTTTTTGTTATGGAAGTCTGAAGGCAATACACCCCAACCTGCAGATGAGGTAACACAATGAGTATGACATTAGGCGGCACAAATCCAGCCGTAACTTTCCCTGACGGAACTATTCAAAATACCGCTTACATAGCTACTGGTAGCGTATTGCAAGTAGTTAATGCTACTTATTCAACACAAGTAAGCACATCAGCAAATACTTTTTCTGATACTGGATTAACTGCAACTATTACTCCTAAATTTTCTACAAGTAAAATTCTTGTTTTAGTAGACCAAAACAGCGTATCAAAAGATACAAGCAACACAGGTGTAAATATAAAATTACAAAGAAATGGTTCTGATATAGGTGGTTATTTTGGTTTTGTTTCTGGATATACAAACTCAACAGCAGCAAGTGATATTGGAAGTGTTAGTGTAAATTATTTAGATTCTCCTGCTACTACTTCTGCCGTAATTTATAAAACGCAATTTAGTTCAAATAGCCCAACTGCTAGTGCAATAGTTCAGCAATTTAATGCTATGTCAACTATTACTTTGATGGAGATTGCAGGATGATTACTTTACACCAAGCTATTTTTGCGCTCAACCCCGCAATTAAAGTTATTCGTGGTGAAGATGCTTTTGATGCAAACGAGCAACCTATCCAATACGACAAAGCTGCCGCAGAAGCTAAACTGGTAGAACTACAAGCTGCCGAGGCACAAGCCGAACAAGCCACTAAAGACGCAAAGGCTTCTGCACTAGCTAAACTAACAGCATTAGGACTAACACAAGCTGAAGTAACTGCTTTGATTGGCTAATTAAATGGATCACGATAACCAAATCGACATATTTAAGTATGGTCAACTTGTTGCAACGGTTGATTCGCTTGAGAAAAAGATCGATAAATTAGAAAAATCAGTAGAGCAACTCTGCGAACTAGCAAACAAATCCAAAGGCGGTATGTGGGCAGGCATGATGGTAGTCTCTGCATTGAGCTCGTTTGTTGGCTTTATAAGTCACTACTTTGCCACCAAGCCAAATTAAATGAACAATAACTACAGACAGGTTCTGATCTGGTTACTAGTTTATGTTGTAGGTGTGTCAGCAACCATCGGATCAATCTGCATATTAGACTGGATACCATGTTTGTCCACAGGGGACACGCGGCAATGGACCATGCAACTTATTGCTGTGGTAGTTGCGCTACTAGCAGGTAACCAAAAATGAAACTGTTTAAAGACATCCTTACCGAAGACGACAACCAGACATACTGCGCTGCACGGTTCTGTGCTGTGGTGTGCGTGTTAGGCTTTTTAGGTATTGCTTTGTTTGCTGCATTCCATGGCACCGAGATTGACTTGGAAAAATTAGGCATGGGCCTAGCTACCACATTAGGTGGATCTGGCGTGATGATTGGTGCAAAGGCTGCAACTCAAAAGAGTGAATAATGTTTCCTTTATCTATTTTAACTTATGCCAAAATTATTGCTGCTGCTGTTATTCTTTCTGCCGCTTGGTATAGCGGGTATCATTTTGAGTCTAGCCGCTTTGAAGCATATAAGCTGGAACAAACCCGACTTGTCCAAGAAGCCGAACAAAAGCACCAAGCAGAAGCAGACCAAATAAGGACTGAAAAAGATGCACAAATTCAAGCTATTAATGATCAGCTGCTCGCTGCTGTTAGCGAGCTGCGTCAACGTCCCAGTCGCGCCCAAGACGCCGCAAATGGACAAGACGGAACTGGGCGAGCCCTTTCTGCCGAGGATGCAGAATTTCTTGTTAGGGAAGCTGCCAGAGCAGACCTCCTCCGCTCCAGCCTCCAAGCCTGCTACGCCCAATACGACTCACTAAGTAAATAAGTGACCCCCCAATTTACGCTATACTAGCGTAAAGAAAGGAGCCAAAATGAAAAAAACTTTAGTAGTACTAATGTGGTGTTTAGGCATAATTGCAGCCTTTCACTTCACAAACCGATATACCCAGATTGAAGAAAACCTCATGGCAATCGCAAAATCCACACTAGACTTTATTACCAAAGAAGAAGGTTCACGCAACAAGGCGTACCAAGACTCCAAGGGTCTTTGGACGATTGGTGTTGGCCACCTCATCAAAACCGATGAAGAGTATCTGCTGACAGCCACCCTGACAGATGATCAGGTAGAAGACCTGCTTAGGAAGGATTTAAAGTGGTGTAGCGAGGCCGTAGAGACCTCGGTAAAGGTACCCCTCCAGCAACACCAATTCGACGCCCTATACAGCCTCTGCTTCAATATTGGAGGCACTAATTTTTCTAACTCTACCGTAGTTAAGAAAATCAACCAAAATGACATGCAGGGCGCAGCAGATGCGATCCTAAACTGGAATAAACCAGAAGTACTTATCAACCGCCGCAAACGCGAACGGGCATTGTTTTTAGGGGCGTAAACCCCTGTTTTTGTGCATTAGTAGATATAAGGGCTGATCACCCTACAATCCAATAACCTCGAGGAAATTCCCATGGACGGCTTTAAGACATTACCTAAGATGCAGTGCTTTCGCGAAGGGGGCGCTGTAGCAGTTAAGAACATTATGAAAAAAGGCGGCAAGGCTGTGCCTGCTGTTAAAGAAAAAGATAAAGGTCCTAAGCGCCAAATGGTCGCTGGCCTAAAAGGCACAACGCCTGATGTTGAAGACGAAACTACTACCACCATGAAAAAAGGTGGTCGTGCTAAGAAAGCCATGGGCACTGTTCGCAAATATAAAGATGGCGGCGCAGTAGGTGTATACGGCGCTAAGAAAAAATCTGGCGATTTAGACAGCATTGAAAAAGCTAAAGACATCAAGCCAAAGAAAGCCGCAGCTCCATCTAAGGCAGCGGTTAAGCCAGCCATGAAAGGCAGCGACGTTGCTAAAGAGAAAAGCAAACCCGCTGGCTCATCAAAGGCTAAGAAAGTAAGCGACAACGCTAAGATGGCGGATGTCAAATCTGGCGCTAAAGGCGGTCCAAACAAGTACAAAAAAGGCGGTGAAGTAAAAAAGATGGCTGCCGGTAGTCAAACAGCACCCATGGCTGCCGGCATGCCAGCACAACCTTTGTTAACTGGTCCAAACTCTTATGAAGATGCGCATCGTCTTGCATTGTTGCAAGAAATGCGTAAGTTGCCCCCAGCAATGCAAGTACAACTATTACGTCAACAGCAACAAGCTGGCGGTAATGGCACAGGCTTGTCAGGAATTGCTAACCAAATGTCTAATCCAATGGCACAACAGCAACCTAACTACGGCGCTATGCCATCTGGTGTAAATCCAAATCAGGACTAACATGCCAATCGAATCTAAACAACAGCAAAAAGCCATGTACGCTGCTGCCGCAGGCAAAAGCAACATCGGCATTCCTAAAAAGGTAGGCAAAGAGTTTATCAAAGCTGGTAAAGCTAAAGCCAACCTGCCACAGAAGGTAATGAAGAAAGCAGCTGGAAGAGGACGCTAATGAAAGATTTTAAACAAAACTGCAAAATGATGTGTGCTGGCGGCCACTACAAAGAAGGTGGCGACGTTAAGCAAGACAAAGCCATGATCAAAAAAGCATTTAAAATGCACGATGATCAATTGCATGAGAAAAAACATACTGATTTGTCTAAGTTAAAACGCGGTGGTATGGCAAAACGGAAGAAGTAAGCCGTGGCATATTCCAATACATACAACCAGACTACGGTCGACGTTGATCAGATGATTTCCTACGCCTTTCGTGGTGCAGGAAAGCAAGCTGAAGAAATCACACCTGAGTACGTACAAGCCGCTAAGCAGGCGCTGTTCTACATTTTGCAGAACTCGTCTAACCGCGGCGTTAACCTATGGTTGTTAGAGAATATCATCCTTGGTGCACAAAGTAATCAGCAGATCCTTACTATGCCTGAAGGCACAATTGACGTGCGCGAGGCAAACTGGATTTACATCCAGACACCACAAATTGAAACCGCGCTGCCAGTTGACAATTCAACTTCACCAAACGTGTTTGACCAAAACTTAAATGGTTTTGGTACAACTACGGTTAGTGAAAACTGGTTTGGTGCTCAATATCAAAATCAAACTAGCGTGTATTACGTTGGTATCAACGCCTATGCACCAAACTATGGTAGCGTAACGTATACTGGTTTGGTATACGAAACAAGTAACGATGGTATTACATGGGAACAGCAAGCTGCGTTTGATACGCCACTAACCTTGCAAGACCGTACATGGTCTTACATTCCAATTAATCTGACCATTCCGTATTACTACCATCGTATTCGTTCTACCACATCGACGCCATTTTCATGCCGTCAAATTGTTTTTGCACAATCACAACAAGTTATTCCATTAGCACGCTTAAACCGTGATGACTACTGGAACTTACCAAACAAACAGTTTCCATCTGTACGTTCTTTGCAATACTGGTTTAACCGTCAGATTGATCCAGAGATGTATATCTGGCCTGTACCATCCAACGACTTCCAAGTATTCCAGCTCATTATTGAAAAGCAGATGATGGACGTTGGCTCGTTGACTAACCAGTTATACCTGCCCAACCGTTGGATTCCTTACATTCAAGCTGCGCTTACCCATGAATTGGCGATGCAGTTGCCCGGTGTTGATATGGGGCGCGTTGCTTACTTAGAAAAATTAGCACTTAATCTACGTACGCAAGCCGAAGAAGAAGATCGTGATAAGTCACCAATCTACTTCCAACCTAACTACAGCTACTATACACGATGACCAGCGCATATCAAATGACGTACGATAATCTCGTACAAGATATCATAAACTACATGGAGCGTGATGATGCTCAATTTGTAGCTCAAATTCCAAACTTAATTGGTTTGGCTGAGTCTGCTATTGCGGCGCAGTTAAAAACGTATTTGCAGTTAACCGTAGTTGAAACAACACTGGCCACTAATCAAGTGGTGCTAAACAAACCAGCACGCTGGCGTAAAACAGTTTCAATGAAGTGTAATGGCCAACCTATTTTACTGCGCAGCCAAGATTATGTAGCGCAATATCAAGCTGAGTCATCTTCTGGCACACCGCTTTACTACGCCGATTACGACTATAACAATTGGGCGTTTGCACCAAAACCTGATGCTACATACCCTATTGAAATTTTGTATTACAGCGAAATTCAGCCATTAGATTCACAAAATCAACAAAATCTGTTCACGCGCGAATGCCCACAGGCGATGTTGTTTGGCTCTTTATTGCAAGCTCAAGGCTATTTAAAAGCCATGGACAAGCTACCAATTTGGAAACAATATTACGACGATTCGTTGGCAGCACTCAAACAAGAAGACAACCAACGCCGCATCGACCGAAACGTAACGGTTCAGGAACCCTAATCTATGTCACAATCATTTGTATCCCCGTTTACTGGTACCGTTATTGAACCAACGGATGTATCCTATTACGCCTTAGCGTTTAGCTCTAACACACAACTTTATTGGCCTCAAGTAGTCAGCGGCACGCAGGTCCCTGCATCACGCATTATGGATTGCACGCCGTCTACTAGCAGTTTGTC